CATCAACGACCTCGTGCAACGAATGGAAAAAAATGACGACTGAATTTGACCTGCAAGCTATCGACCTCTCCAGCGTGCTCAATCGTCCCGCTGAAGAAAAGGCTAAGCAGCTCCCTGAGCCTAAGACTTTCCACCTGCTATGCGTGGTGCCGGAGGCGATGGAGGAGTACTCTGACAGTGAAGTGGGTTTGCTCAAGGACTCTAAGACCATGCACTACGAGGAGGTCCTGACTCCCGTGTTGTTTGTGGTCAAGATTGGCCCGGACGCCTACGCGGACGCCACTCGGTTCCCCAGCGGGCCGTCGTGCAAGGTGGGTGACTTTGTCATCGTCCGCCCCAATTCAGGCACCCGCCTGAAGATCCATGGTCGTGAATTCCGCATCATCAACGATGACTCGGTCGAAGCGATTGTCGAAGACCCGCGTGGGATCACCCGCGCTGCTTAAGGAGTAAACATGCCTCTACCGAAGTTTGAAGGTGATGAATTTGAGTTTCCTGATGAGAAGGAAGCCAAGGAAAAAGAGAAAGTTGCAGAGAAAGACGACGATTTCAAGATTGAGATCGAAGACGACACTCCTCCGGAGGATCGGGGCCGCAAGGCTGCTCCGCCGCCGGAAGATCCCTCTGACGAAGAACTTGCGTCGTACGACGAGAAAGTTCAGGCTCGGATCAAGAAGTTCACTCGTGGCTACCACGACGAGCGTCGCGCCAAAGAAGCGGCGCTGCGCGAGCGTGAAGCCGCTGAACAGTTTGCCAAGCAGGTCTACGAGGAGAACAAGCGTCTCCAGAAGCAGCTTGCCGACGGCAGCCATGTCTTCATTGAGCAGTCCAAGAGCGCCGCTACCTCTGCGCTTGAAGTAGCTCGAAAGAAGTACAAAGAAGCCTACGAGTCCGCTGATACGGACGCATTGATTGCCGCGCAAGAAGATATTGCCAAGGCGACTATGCGGGTGGAGCAGGCTGGGCGTCTCCAGCCCATCAAGGAGCAGGAGTTCAAAGCTGCCCCCGCTCCCGCCCCTGCTGCGGATATGACGCCCCGGACCAAACGCTGGCTGGATACCAACGGTGATTGGTTCGGAAAAGACGAAGAAATGACTGCTGCTGCGATGGGTCTTGACAAAAAGTTGCAGCGGGAATATGGTGCCGACTACGTTGGTAGTGAGGAATATTTCCGAACCATCGACAAAACTATGCGCAAAAGATTCCCCGAACACTTCGGCGACGAAGACGGGAGCCATGAGGAAGAAACGCCGCCTCAACGAAAAAGGGCAGAACCGGCAGACGAGGATGACTCCCCGCGCCGTGCAACACGACCTGCTGCAGTTGTAGCTCCGGCTTCACGCAGCACTCCGCCTAGTCGCGTGAAGCTGAAGGCATCTCAAGTGACGCTTGCCCGTCGTCTTGGGATTACCCCAGAGCAGTACGCAAAACAGGTTGCTTTACTTAATCGAGGTGAATGATGGAACAGCAGGCTCAAACTCAAAACCGTACTCGGCGTGATTTGGAGGCCCGCGAGAAGACGCAAGTGCGTCCTCAAGCATGGCGTCCCCCTGAGACGCTCCCTGCTCCGGATGATCGTCCGGGCTGGCGGCATCGCTGGGTTCGTCTGAGCACCATGGGTACCTCTGATCCCAGTAACATCTCGTCTAAGTTGCGCGAAGGATACGAACCCTGCAAAGCAGAGGACTATCCCGAGCTGATGATGCACGCAACCACTGAAGGTCGATTCAAAGGGTCGATTGAGGTGGGTGGACTGTTGCTTTGCCGTATCCCGTCCGAGTTTCTGGAACAGCGTATGAAATACTACGACGGCCAGAACCAAGCTCAGATGGACTCGGTGGACAACAATTTCCTTCGTGAAAATGACCCCCGGATGCCCCTTTTCTCTGAGAAGAAATCCAAGGTCACTTTCGGTTCTGGTTCTTAAATTTAGGAGTCTTGAATGGCTTACCCTACCGTTGACAAGCCGTATGGCTTGAAGCCGATCAATTTGATCGGTGGGCAGGTGTTTGCTGGTGCGACTCGCCAACTCGTCATTGCGAATACGTCTGGTACCGGCTACGGCACCAGCATTTTCTACGGCGATCTGGTGAAAATCGTTGCTGGCGGCACCATTGAGAAGGACACTGGCACCACGACCGCCACTCCCGTTGGCGTGTTTCAGGGCTGCTCGTACATCAGTGCCGTCACCGGCCAACTGACTTTCTCGCAGTACTATCCCGCTAGTCTGGCTGTGAAGAGCGGCTCGATCATTCAGGCATTCGTGTCTGACGATCCGGACCAATTGTTCAAGGTTGTTCTGGTTGCTGGCGCTACCGCTGACAACACCACTTCTGGTCTGCTGCCGACCTTCTTGGGTCGTACGGTTATCGGCTCTAACGCCGAGCTGGTGCAAAACACCGGTTCCACCACCACGGGCGACTCTGCAATCGGTATTTACACCGCTGCAGGCGCTACTACGACCGCAACCCTGCCGATTCGCATCGTTGATGTCGTGCCTGATACTGCCAACTCTTCCGGCAACTTCTGCGAAGTCATCGTTAAGTGGAACGCACCTAACGTGACTGGTCAGACCGTTGCTGGTGGTCATCAGTATCTCAACCCGACCGGCGTCTGATCCAAGGAGTAAAAAATGGCTATTTCACGCGCACAACTGCTGAAAGAGTTGCTCCCCGGTCTGAACGCCCTGTTCGGCATGGAGTACGCTCGCTACGGCGAAGAGCACAAAGAGATCTACGAAACTGAGACCTCTGAGCGTTCCTTCGAAGAAGAAACCAAGCTGTCTGGCTTCTCCGCCGCTCCGGTGAAGAACGAAGGCTCTGCGATTGCTTATGACAACGCGCAGGAAGCTTGGACCACCCGCTACAACCACGAAACCATTGCTCTGGGTTTCTCGATCACCGAAGAGGCGATTGAGGACAACCTGTACGACAGCCTGTCTGCTCGTTACACCAAGGCTCTGGCTCGTGCGATGGCGTACACCAAGCAGGTCAAAGCTGCTGCGGTTCTGAACAACGGCTTCTCTGCCAGCTACCCCGGTGGCGACGGCGTGGCCCTGTTCTCCACGGCTCACCCGCTGGTGTCTGGTGGCACCAACAGCAACACCCCGACCACCCAAGTCGACCTGAACGAGACTTCTTTGGAAGCCGCCGTTATTCAGATCGCCGCTTGGACGGACGAGCGTGGCCTGCTGATCGCTGCCAAGCCCAAGAAGCTGATCGTTCCCCCGGCCCTGATGTTCGTTGCCAAGCGTCTGCTTGACACCGAGCTGCGCGTCGCTACTGCTGACAACGACATCAACGCGTTGAAGCAGATGGGCGCCATCCCCGAGGGCTACACGGTCAACCACTTCTTGACCGACCCGAACGGCTGGTTCCTGACCACTGATGTTCCCAACGGTATGAAGCACTTCGTGCGGACCCCGCTGCAAAACTCTATGGACGGCGATTTTGACACCGGCAACGTCCGCTACAAGGCCCGCGAGCGTTATTCGTTCGGCTGGTCTGATCCGCTGGGCATGTTTGGTTCTTCCGGTTCGACCTGATCTTCAGGAAGACCATGAGAAAGGGGCCTTGTGCCCCTTTTTCTTTTGCTGTATATTGGCTTCATTCCGGGGTCCCCGGTGTATCAGACAGTCCCGGCTGACGACATGCAGACTGATACGCCCAACTTGCATGTAAGGAAATGACATGGCACGCACTTCGTTTACCGGGCCGGTTTTCTCGGCCAACGGCTTCCTCTCCGGCACCGCCACCGACCCCATCGCAGTTACCACCGCAGGTAACATCGACGCGGCTTTTGCCACGACCTCCGCTACCACTGGCGACACCCGTCTGAACTACAGCAAGCTGACCTTCACCAGCACTGGCTCTGGTGAGACTCTGCGCGCTTTCTCGGTTGTGACCGGCGCTGGTGCTGCTACCGCTGGCACGATCAACGGCGCTCACATCTCGCTGGAAATTGATGGCGCTTCTGCCAGCATCTCTGGTGCTGCCAACGCGCTTCGCGCCACTCTGGGCGGCACTGACGCAACTCCCGGCGGCACGCTGGCTGTTCTGCAACTGGACACCAACTACACGGTGAACGCCACCCTGCCCGCTACCGCTTCGTTCATCCGCGTGTCGGACAGCGGCACGAACACCGGCGAAATCCCGTTGTTCGCCAACATCGAAACCGGCCCTGCCGCCACGATTGCTCCTACTGCATCCAGCGTGACCACCGTCAGCAAGGTCATTAAGGTGATGGTTGGTGGCACCGTGTACTACGTGCCCGCTTACGCCACCTTCAGCTAATATGCAAATCACCCGGGAATTTCTGGAAGCAGAGATTGCCGACCTAAGGGAAGAGGCAAGGAAGGCAGACGCCTTCCTCCTCAAGGCCCAAGGCACAATCGAAGCCTATCAGATGCTAATCAACAGGCTAGAAGCACCGGAGCAACAAAATGACGATGCAAACTGATGTTCTGAGTGGTCACCTACACCAGAGCGGATTTATTGTTTTGCAACCGCGTTCGCGTGTTAAAGCTGTTTCTATTAAAGGAACTGCAAGCACTGGACAGCTTGACCTTTTTAGCACTACTACAGCCCCTGTAACGGCCACTTACGCCCAATCTGGGGCCACGGTAACTGTTACCAAAGCAAGCCACGGCTTGGTTACAGGCGATACTGTTGGT